TTATCCTTCAAAGAAACAAATGTCTTAACAAAAGACTTCATTAGTAAAAATCTTAGATAAGAGAAGTAACAATGTCATATTTCGTTCAATTTCCATATTTACTTTATCCAAATTTTAGTGATCCAACAGGCAACTCATTCAGTCTACTCAAGAATATTACAGTTAGAGTTATAAGAAAAATTTCTCCAACAGACGATAAATCTCTATACTACAAGTACACAATAAAAGAGGGAGAGACCATTGAATCGATTTCAAATACTGTATACGATTCTTCAATTTATTATTGGGTGTTGATGTTAATTAATGAAAGATACGATAGATTCTACGATTTTCCTTTAAATTATGGAGAGTTTGAAAATTATATTACAGATAAATATGGTTCAATATCTGCAGCTCAAACAACATACAAATATTATATTCGTGAAGCATATGAAAGATATTCCGAAGATGAAGATGAAGACGATAGCTTCTTCATAGAAGTTCCACAAATAGATTACGATTTTATAAATCCAGATTCACAAGTATCTAGACCAATTACTCAGAGTGGCAGAATAATGAAAAAAACAAAATCTTTTTACGATTATGAATTTATTCTCAATGAAGGAAAAAGAAATATTTTAATCTTAAATGAAGAATATTTGCAATCTTTTGTGAAAACATTTAACGCATTGGTTGAATAGACATGGCTAAAATACAAGGCGGAAACTATCAGATAGAATCTCTAAAGATATATTCAGAAAATAATATCTTAGATATATCACCAATATTTGTAAACATTAATATATTTGAATCTATATACTCGCCAACAATAAGTGGTTATGTAACAGTATTGGATGCTGAAAATATTGTAAGTGGTGTTAATTCGCTTCCAATTCTTGGAAACGAAATAATTGAAATTTTTTTAAGAGTTCAACCTCATAAATATGGAACTAATAAAGAACAAAACAGAACCATTAAATATTATGGAAGAATTATAGATATAAGAAATAGAACTATTTTAAGAGAAAGATCGCAAAGTTACGAAATACACTTTGTTTCTCAAGAAGCAGTTTTAGATAGAAATATTAAAATATCAAAATCATTTAAAGATGAGAACATAGATTCTATTGTTTATTCTTTGTTTAAAGATTTATCTAGCGAAGATACATATGAATTTGAAAAAACAACAGGAATAACTAATGTTGTTATTCCTAATTGGAGTCCATTATATGCTATTAATTGGTTAGCATCGAGATCAATATCTTCAGTATACAACACTCCAATCTTTTTCTTTTTTCAGACATTATATAACGACGGACCAACAGAATCTACAAGAAATTCTTATACTAAAAACGAATTTAAAAATTCGACTTCTTCTAAATTTTGGTTTTTATCTTTAGATGATATGTTGGCTTATCAGCCAAGAAAAGAAATTTATTTTATTCCAGCTAATACTCTAGAAGGGTTGATAGACGATAGTCTAAGATATGAATATGCGAACGCATCTAGTTACGAAATAGTTAATTCTTTCAACACAATTGAGAATAATGCAACTGGTTTATTTAATAATACATTAATTACACATAATATAACAAACAAAGAATGGAAAAAGATTCCATTTAATTATGATAAAGAATTCAATAAATTTCAACATTTAACAAACAATAAAATTTATTCTGGTAGAATAGATAAAAATAACAAGAAATTTGACGACAAAAACTACAAAGAATCTAAGATAATGATGGCATCTCTTGGAACAAACGAAAATCCAAATTATTTAGATCAAATTTCGTCCGCTAGAATAAGCAGATTATCTTCTCTTAATTATTTTCGTATTAGAATTGTTTTAACTGGAGATGCTACTCTAGAATCTGGAGATATCGTTAAATTTAATATGCCTTCGCCAGAATCTGGTGGTGAGAATAAATTTGATAAATATTATGATGGTGATTTTTTAATCACATCTATTAGACACACAATAGATAGAACTTCATATAATATAACTATCGAATGTTCAAAAGAATCCTTAAAAGAAAGCGTATAAATGCCTAGTACAAATACATTTATTGGATTCGATAACTTTGTCTGGTTTCAAGGTGTAGTTGAAGATCGTATGGATCCATTGAAATTGGGTCGAATACGTGTAAGAATTCTTGGAATCCATACAGAAGATAAGAATAAGATTCCAACCCAAGATTTACCATGGGCTTATCCTATTATGCCAATTACTTCTGCTTCTATGAATGGAATAGGAGAAGCACCAGTTGGGCCAGTTGAGGGTACTTGGGTTGTTGGTTTCTTTAGGGATGGTGATAATTGTCAAGAACCTGTTGTGTTCGGAACAATTGGAGGTATACCTCAAAAGAAAGGAAATCCTCAAGTTGGATTTAACGATCCAACAAACTTCTATCCAGAATCTTCTTATCTGAAAGAATCAGATACAAATAGATTAGCAAGAAACGAAAAGATTTCAGAAACAATTGTTCAGCAAAGAAAAGATAAAGCTGTTAAAATTGTTCCTGTTGCCCTAGAAGGTGTTTCTAATAACGGTGGTCCTAGAGAAGAAGGTGATGATACTTCTTGGTCTGAACCTCTACCAATTTATGATGCAAAATATCCATTCAATCACGTGTTTCAAACAGAATCTGGACACATTAAAGAATGGGATGATACAAAAGATAAAACAAGAATACACGAATATCACCAATTAGGAACTTTTTATGAAATCTATGAAGTAGAAGAAGATGGTGAAAAGAAAGCCAATAAATTAACAAAAGTTAATGGCGATAATTATTCTATTATATTAGGTGATGATAGAATATATGTGTCTGGTTCTGTAAATATAACTGTTGATGGAAGATGTAATGTTTATTCTGCAAATGACATTAATGTTCAGGCTGGGGAGAAGATTACAATACAAGCTGTTGGTGAAACTTCTCTATATTGTCACGATAATGTTTCTGTTATTTCAGAAAAAGATATTAATATAGATGCTGGCGGAGACTTAAATATATCTGCTGAAAATATAAGAATGACAGCCAACACAAATTTCAATGTTAATACAACATTAGGATCAATTGCAATGGCATCAAAAACAACAATGGGTCTGTCATCTTTGTTAAATATGAATATATCTTCTTTAACTTCTACGATCATTAATTCTACAGTTTCAACTGAAATAGGATCGGCCGGTTCAGTTACTCTTAATTCTTCATTGACTTCCATAAATTCAACTGCTAAAACAAGCGTTGGATCTTTGATTGCTACTGAAGTTGTTGCCGGAACAAACTTAGATTTAGAAGCAAAAACTGGATTGTTAAATGCGAAATCTAATATACTAATTAATTTAGAAGCACCAAATGTAACGAGATACTTCCCGAAAGAAGTTCCACCAATACCACCAAAACTAACATTCAATCCATAAAGAAATGATACCAAACGTACCAACAACAGCTACTATATTTGCTGGAATTTCTGCTAAAAAACCCAAAACAGTTACAGCAAAAATACAAAGAGCAGTAACGACTGCAATGGAAGCAGCAGCGATTATTGCTCCATTTATAAATCGTGGTGTATCTTGGAGAACAATAAACGAATCAGCGTTTAATTCTTTAGGAGTTCTTTCAGCTGAAGGAATTATTTCTGATGAATTGAATACAGCATTATCTAATACAGTTAATCAAGTAACTTCTGTAAATGTTACAGTTCAATCATTACAGAATATATCTCAAAATATGAATCTATCTAATATTCAAGAATCTCTAGGAAATATTGATAATATAACTGCTGTTTTAAGAAACCAGTCCGCAACACTATCAACAACAGTTGATTCATATACAAAATTGGTGGATGATAATAAAACACTTGCAACAACTAATAATTCGCAATCAACTGTACAAGAATCAATAAATGACATTAATGAATATGTAAATGTTGGTTTATCTGACATAGCAATAAGTTTAACAAACATAAACAATTTAACAACAAGTATTAATGCTTTGGGATTCGATGTTACTGGAAAAATACCAGGTGTGAATGATGCAATAATACAAATCAATAATGTAGCTACGACTGTTGCTAACGTGCAAGGAATAGCAAATAATCTTGTTGCAACAGCAGAAAATATTAAGAATATTGCAAATAATATCAAGAAAATTAATTCGTTTTTCAAAAATAAAAGAAAGAACAGAAAAACTTTACCAACATTACCAGCAGCAATTGATCCTAGAAATAACCAATATGTTGCTCTATATGATTCTTTAAACACAACAATAGATTCTTTGAATACAACAATCACAACCTTATCTTCTATTCCAAAGATTCCGTTCTTTTCATAAATAAATAGATTATATGTCAACCACTTTAACGAATAGATATAAAGATATAGACATATCTTTTCAGAAAAATCCAAAGACAAAAGATATTTACACTTTAACTGATGTAGATGCAGTTAAGAGATCAGTTAAATTGTTGGTTATGACAAATTTCTCAGAAAGATTATTTCACCCAGAAATAGGTTCTGGTGTTTATGGATCTTTGTTTGAGAATGTATGTCCAGACACAGCTTCTATTTTACAGATTAATATAGAAAATTGTATAAATAATTTTGAACCTAGAGCAAGAGTAATTGATGTAATAGTGAAAGATTCACCTGACCAAAATGGTATTGAAATAGAAATCTCATTTTATATTGTTAATATTGAGCAACCAGTATCCGTAAGAGTACAGCTAGAAAGAATAAGATAAAATGGCAGAAAGAATTTCCAAGTTAGTTTCAGATTTAGATTTCGAAACAATAAGAGCTAATATAGCTGCTTATATTGCCAATAACACCACATTCACAGATTATAATTTCGAAGGTTCTGGTTTAGCACTTATCCTAGATATACTTGCTTATAATACACATTATAATGCAGTGTATCTTAATATGGCATTAAATGAAAATTTTATCGATACAGCTCAAACAAGATCATCGATTGTTTCTATTGCTAAAAATTTAGGTTACACACCAAGATCAAGAAAATCTGCTATATCAAATATTTCTTTCAGAATACCAACAACGGATCCAAATAACACAGCATTAACTCTTGAAAAAACAACAAATTTTTCTGGAGAAATAGGCGGAACAACTTATATTTTTCAACCAGTTGTTGCTTATACTTCTAGAGCATCTGGAGGATATTACACATTTACAGATGTCCGTTTGAGAGAAGGATCAAGATTTACGATAAGATATCCTATTGCTGGTGAAGCTGGAGAAAAATTCTTTATCAATAATTTCAACATTGATACTGATTCTATTGAAGTATATATAAGAGAATTAGGTCAAACTGGTGATCTTCAAACTTATAATCTTGTTTCTGATATTACTATCTTAGATTCTGAAGAACAAATTTACTATTTGTTCGAATCTGTTGATAGAAATTATATTATTCAATTTGGCGACGGTGTTTTAGGTAAGAAATCTAATGCTGGCGACACGGTTCTAATTACATTCCAAACTTCTTCAGGCGAAAGTGCTAATGGTATTTCTTCGTTTGTTTTATCAGATACAATAGGAACAGGAAGAGATGTGGGTCTAGAAACCTTCGGATCTTCTGATATTGTATACGATAATGTTGAAGCAACACATTCAGGAGCAGCTGAAGAAGGAATTGAATCAATAAGAACAAGTGCTCTTAACAATTTTTACACTCAAGGAAGAGCAGTTACTGCAGAAGATTATAAGTTTTTCTTAGAAAGAGATTATCCTCAAGCAGAATCAATTTCAGTTTGGGGTGGTCAAGATAATGTACCACCAATCTATGGAAAAGTTTTTATTTCTTTTAAACCGAAGAAAGGTTTTAGAGTAACTAACTCTGTTAAACAAGAAATCTTGAATAATGTTTTGGGAGACAAAAACATTATCTCTATTATTCCAGAAATTATTGACCCAGAATATACATTTGTCACTGTATCTTCTTCTGTTTTATTCGATTCAAAGAGAACAATCTATACGTCATCTGAGTTGGCTTCTAAAGTAAGACAAGCTATAAGTGAATATAATGTTGATAATTTAACTAAATTTGGAACGAGATTCTCTTACTCTAAATTTGTTAATGCAATAGATAATGCTGATGCATCAATTACATCAAATTATTCTTCTATTAAGTTAAGAAAAAACATTGATATAAATTTAGATGTCACAACAACTTATAATATTAACTTCCAAAATAGATTAAGAGAAGGATCTTTTAATGCATTAACTTCTTTCAAAGCGATAAACGATTCAACACTTGGATTATCTAATGAAGATTATTATATCGAAGACGACTCACATGGTTTAATAAGAATTTATAAATTTTCTGGTGGTTCGAAAGTAATCGTTAAAGCAAATGCTGGAACAGTTGATTATAATTCTGGTTTAGTACAAATCACAAACTTCAAACCATCTTCTGTAACTAATACAGATAAAACACTAGATTTAATCGCAGAACCATATGAATATACAATTACATCATTCAGAAATAATATTCTAACTATCGTAGATACTGATGTTTCTATAAATATGACAGCAGAGTAAAAATGCACACTCCTCACAAAAAGAAAATATTCGTTAAATCTCAGATTCCACAGTTTATTAGAGAAGAATATCCATTATTCTTAGAATTAATGGAACAATATTACGATTTTCTAGACGAAGAAACAGGAAAAATTGTAGCTGTAAAAGTTATAGAAGGTGGTTCTGGTTATAATCCTGTTGTTGCTTGGCAAGGAAATACCACATATGAAGCTGGTTCTAGATTTTCTTTTAATAATAGAATCTATCAAGTAATAGGTAAATCTACATCTTCTTCTATTACAAATACATTCAATATTAATACATCTAATGATTCTTCAGAATATTTAACTGTAACTTCTCATGGTTTATCTACAGGCGACGAAGTAATATATTCTTTTAATGGTGCTACCGGACCAGCTGGTGCAACTGGTGCTATAGGTTTAGTTGATAATACAACTTATTGGGTCAGACCTGTAAATACAAACACATTACAGATATTTAATACAAGAGATGGCGCTGTTTCTGGTGCAACAGGTGCATTAGTAAATCTATCTAATACTGGAATTTCTCAAACACACAAATTTACTGCAGGACCATATCATGGTGCCACTGGCACCATTAATGCAGCAACTTCTTTTGCTGGTGTAACAAGCAAATATATTACATTAGGTGGAATTAATCCAGTAATAATATATTTTCAAACAAAAGATTTGAATGGAACTTATATAAATGATCCAAGAACAGGTACTGCAGCTGCAGCTTCTGGATATCCTGTTATTGAATCTGGTGTAGTTAAGAAGATTGTTATAACAGATTCTGGTTCAGATTACACAGAAGACGAATCACCCATTGCAATTGTAACTGGTGGTGGCGGAAGTGGCTGTGAAGTTCAAACTGTTACAACTCTTAAATTTGGAAATATTAATGCAGGAGTCGCTGCGGCCAAATCTTCAAGAGATATCGATGAATCAATTGAATTGTTTATTGATTCACTAAGAAAAGAATTCTCTCCTAAGATTCCTAAGAGATTATATACAGAAATCGATAATTCGAATAATACA